TGGGGGGTACCCCCTTCATTTATCCTGTATTACTCACGTAGATTTCCATCCAGAAACACCCCCCCTATTGGAGTCCCAACCTCCTTGTGTTACATTCCGCATATTCCCGTATCCAGCGGTGCTATGACTGATGAAATGATCCTCGTTACGCCAGAGTTGGATGTGCCACCACCGTTTGATTGGTCGGCAGATGAAATCATGGACATCCGTGAACGTGCGCAACGTGCGTTCAATACCGTCGAGTTTTTGCGGGCGAATGGACTCGATGATGTAGAGGTCACAGAAGCTGACCGCAAAGATGCCCGGGCTGTATTCATGGACAGCCCTGCCGTGCCTCCGCAGGCAATCAACACACCTGCCAAAGCCCTCATTCTTTCTGCCCTGCTCAACGAGTACGACTTCGATGTGGTGCGCAACGCACAGCAGCTACGCAATTACATCAAGCTCAAGTACCTAGAACTCTCCAATAGTGGCAATGCCAAGATCGAACTCAAGGCACTGGAGATGCTGGGCAAGCTCTCGGATGTGGGTGCCTTCACAGAGCGCATCGACATCAACGTCACACACCGCACCACGGAGGAGTTGGAGGCTGATCTGGCCAGTAAGCTCTCTTCGTACCTGTCTGACATCATTGATGTGGACGCCAAGGAGGCGGTCTCTCTTAACTACGACCCACTGCCAGCAGCACCAGCGGTGCAGGTGATCAATGTGGACGAGGAGTTGGGGCTCGTAGGTGGGGAGCTTGATGAGGATGGGGATGAAGCCAGCATCTGATTCACTCAAGCAGTTGTTTGAAAACCCGCAGATGCGGGAGAGAGTGCGGTTGCTCACTCCGGAGCAGTTGTTGGCGCTGGTCAAACGCTTCCCAAGGGACGAGCAGGAGGCGGTTTCGGAGATTTTGGAGGAGCTACGCACCCGCACAATGCGTGAAACGGCTCAAGAAGACTTCATGGCCTTCGTGAAAGAGGCTTGGCCGACGTTCATTGGGGGTCGGCACCATGCCAGAATGGCTAAAGCGTTTGAAGAAGTGGCCAGTGGAGAGGTCAAACGCCTGATCATCAACATGCCACCCCGGCATACCAAGTCAGAATTTGCCTCATATCTGCTCCCGGCGTGGTTTTTGGGCAAATTTCCGCACAAAAAGGTCATTCAGACCAGCCATACAGCCGAGTTGGCGGTGGGTTTCGGTCGAAAAGTGCGAAATCTGGTCGATTCTGAGGCGTATGCACGGATTTTTCCCCATGTGGGGCTGCAAACGGACTCCGCAGCGGCAGGAAGGTGGAACACCAACTTCGGTGGTGACTATTTCGCCATCGGTGTGGGCGGCGCAGTAACCGGAAAAGGCGCGGATTTGCTCATCATCGACGATCCGCACTCGGAGCAGGAGGCTTCCATCGGCGCGTACAACCCAGAGGTGTACGACAAGGTGTATGAGTGGTACACATCCGGTCCCCGGCAGCGTCTTCAGCCGGGTGGGGCCATCGTGATCGTGATGACTCGGTGGTCACTGCGTGATTTGACCGCTCAGGTGCTCAAGGCAGCCGCTCAGAGGGGTGGTGAGGAGTGGAAAGTCATTGAATTCCCGGCTCTGTTTGACGACAACAAGCCGCTGTGGCCTGAGTTCTGGAGCCTCAAAGAGTTGTTGGCCCTGCGTGAGGAGTTGCCCACCGGCAAATGGATGGCGCAGTACCAGCAGCAGCCTACCTCGGACACAAACGCCATCGTCAAGCGGGAGTGGTGGCGTTGGTGGGAGGCAGAACGCCCTCCGCAGTGTGAGTTTGTCATTCAGGCATGGGACACGGCCCACGAGGTCAAGAAGGTCAACGACTACTCTGCGTGTTCGACATGGGGTGTGTTCTACAGCGACGAGGACAGGGGCAACGCCAACATCATCCTGCTGAACTCGTACAAGGAGCGGCTTGAGTTTCCTGAACTCAAAAAGAGAGCGTTTGAGCACTGGCAGGAGTGGGAGCCAGATTCGTTCCTCGTGGAGAAGAAGGCCGCAGGTGCTCCGCTTGTGCAGGAGTTTCGGGCGATGGGGATTCCCGTTCAGGAGTACACGCCCAGCAGAGGGCAGGACAAGATATCGCGGCTTAACTCAGTTGCGGATTTGTTTGCATCAGGTAAAGTGTGGGCACCGCGCACTCGTTGGGCCGAGGAGTTGGTCGATGAGATTGCGGCGTTCCCGTCAGGTGAGCACGACGACTTGGTGGACTCGGCCACACTCGCGCTCATGCGGTTCAGGCAGGGTGGGTATCTCAGATTACCAACGGACGAGCCTGAAGATATCAAGTGGTTCAAAGGGTACCGCCGTGATCGGTACTACACAGTGTAAGGACAGGCGATGGATTACGACACAATCTTGAAGGCTGTTGGGGAAGAGCCAGAGTATTTGTTCCGTACTTCGCGGGGGTCCGCATATGGCCACTACCCTGACAACAGCACAATACGCAACAGGTCGGGCGAAGGCCACAAAGACAAAACCACCGGGCTGCAACCACGCTCCGGCAAAACCGTTTACATGAGCCCCCAGGATGTAAACAGGATGGCTGGGATGTTTCAAAACGCGGAACTTGCAACGCAGTTTAAGCCGTCGTCTTATGACAAAGAGACAAAGAGCGGCACTGCGGCCTTGACTTACACGGAAGACTATGGCCCTCGAAAGGCAGGCTCTGTCATCCATCAGGCGCAGTTCACCACAGTTCCCCAAAAAGGGCTGATCCCGGTTGAGATTAACCGCAGCGAAAGCCCCAGGGGTGACTCTGGTCGGGGGGTACATTGGGGAACCCCAATCACAGAAGTTGTGCCAAGAGGTAGTATGGGGAGGGGTGCCGTCGGAACCCCGGCTCAGATGGGCGGTGGCGCTGGAAGCACCATACGCGCTTTGAACCTACAAAAATTAATGGCGGCAGGCGGCGCAGTACGCATGCCACAAGAATACAGCCAAGGTGGCTGGAGACTTATTTAAGGACACATCATGGCAATGGAAAAAGGTTTGTACGCAGCACCTCTTGGGATGATGCAGGAGGCTGGCCCCCCTATTGAGATTGAGATCGAGGACCCTGAAGAAGTGCGTATCGGTGTGGGCGACATTGAGATTGACCTCATACCGCGCAAAGAAACGGCGGAAGATTTTGACGCCAACCTCGCGGAATACATGGACGCCAGTGAGTTGGACTCGCTGGGCGCGGAGCTTGTAGAAGCCTTTGATAAGGATATTCAGGACCGCAGGGACTGGATGCAGACCTTCGTTGAGGGGCTCAAGCTACTGGGTCTGAAGTACGAAGAGCGTACCGAGCCGTGGAACGGGGCGTGTGGTGTGTTCCACCCCATGCTGACCGAGAGTGTGGTGCGGTTCCAGAGTGAGGGGATTACGGAGACGTTCCCCGCCGCAGGCCCTGTCAAGACTACGATTATTGGTAAAGACACTCCTGAGGTGGAGGAGGCGGCAGCGCGGGTGCGCGATGACATGAACTATCAGTTGACTGAGGTGATGGCTGAGTACCGCCCAGAGCACGAGAAGTTGCTGTGGAACCTGCCCATCGCTGGTAGTGCGTTCAAGAAGGTGTACTACGACCCGAGCATCGGGCGTCAGGCAGCGGTGTTTATTCCCGCAGAAGACATCGTGGTGCCCTACGGCGCGTCGAGTATTGAGAAGGCCGAGCGGGTCACGCACGTGATGCGCAAAACCAAGAACGAGATCACCAAGCTGATGGAGGCTGGGTTCTACGCTGATGTGGATTTGGGGGAGCCGTCCTACCAGCTTGACGACATTGAGAAGCAGAAGGCCGAGGAGACCGGCATGTCTGCGATACAGGATGATCGGTTCCGCATGCTGGAGATGCACGTTGACCTTGATCTGTCCGGGTTTGAGGACAAGAACAAAAAGGGCGAGCCTACTGGGATTGCGCTGCCGTATGTGGTTACCATTGAGAAGGGCAGCAACAAGGTTCTGGCCATCCGGCGCAACTGGTATGAAGATGACCAACTCCACCTCAAACGGCAGCACTTCGTCCACTACCAATACATCCCCGGCTTCGGGTTCTACGGCTACGGGCTTATCCATCTCATTGGAGGTTACGCTAAGTCCGCTACCATGCTCATCCGTCAACTGGTTGATGCGGGCACTCTCTCGAATCTCCCCGGAGGACTTAAGTCACGGGGGCTTCGCGTTAAAGGTGATGACACTCCCATCGCGCCGGGAGAGTTCCGAGACGTAGATGTGCCCTCGGGCTCCATCCGCGACAACATCCTGCCGCTGCCGTACAAAGAGCCGTCTCAGGTTCTCTACACGCTGTTCAATCAGATCGTGACGGAGGGCCGCCAGTTTGCTTCCGCTGGCGATATGAGCGTCAGTGACATGTCGGCCAACGCCCCGGTGGGTACGACTCTGGCCCTGTTGGAGCGGCAGTTGAAAGTGATGGGTGCTGTTCAGGCGCGGATGCACTTCTCGATGAAGCAGGAGTTCAAGCTCCTCAAGGTGATCATCGCGGACTATACGCCCGAGGAGTATGACTACGAGCCGGTCGATGGCTCCCGCAAGGCCAAGAAGTCCGATTACGACATGGTTGATGTCATCCCGGTGAGCGATCCCAACGCTGCCACAATGGCCCAGAAGATCGTGCAGTATCAGGCGGTCTTCCAGCTTGCGCAGGGTTCGCCGCAGCTTTACAACATGCCGCTGCTCCACCGTCAGATGATCGAGGTGCTCGGTATCAAGAACGCAGCCAAGCTCGTGCCCATCGAGGACGACATGGTGCCGGTGGACCCCATCACTGAGAACCAGAACCTGCTGACCAACAAGCCGGTCAAGGCGTTCATTGAGCAGAACCATCAGGCGCACATTCAGGTCCACATGGCTGCGGTGCAGAACCCCAAGATTCAGCAGATCATCCAGGGCAACCCGATGGCGCAGCAGATTTACGCTGCCACGATGGCGCACATCAATGAGCACGTTGCGATGGAGTACCGCCGCCAGATTGAAGAGGCGATGGGTATGGTGCTGCCCGGTGAGGAGGCCAATAAGCAGGTGCCTCCGGAGATGGCTGATCAGATTGCCCTCAAAGCGGCGCAAGCGTCACAGCAGTTGCTCCAGCGTGATCAGCAGGAGGCCAAGCAGGCCGCAGCCCAGCAGCAGATGCAGGACCCGGTGGTCCAGATGCAGATGCAGGAGTTGCAGTTGAAGATGAAGGACCTTGAACTCAAAGCGCAGAAGCAGGCCACCGATGCCGCAGCCAAGGCCGATCAGATTGAGATTGAGATGGCGCGGATTGCTGCGCAGAAAGAGATTGCCGCCATGCAGATCGCGGCAAAACAGGAGGTCGATGGTGTCAAGATCGGAGCGCAGATTGCCAAAGATCGAGCACAGATGAATCGTCCGCAACGCCAACCCGAGAGGAGTAAATCGTAATGCAAGATGAAATCCGAGCGCTTGCGCTCGTGCAGAAAGAAATTGATAAGTACCGGCAGGAGCAAGTTGCCTTTCTTGCAGCCAGCCGTGCCGACACGTACGACGAGTACAAAAAAGTCTGTGGAGTGATCCGGGGTCTTAACTACGCAGATCATGTGATTGAGGACCTCGTGCAAAGGATGACGAATGAGTGAATTTGATGTGGCTGCCGTAGACCTCTCCGGTATTCTGAATAAGAGTGCAGAGGAGAAGGCCAAACAACTTCCTGACCCGAAGACATATCACATGTTGTGTGTTGTTCCGGAGGCGATGGAGGAGTATGCGGACAGTGAAGTTGGTCTGCTTAAGGATTCCAAGACCATGCACTACGAGGAGGTCCTGACCCCCGTGTTGTTTGTGGTCAAGCTCGGACCTGACTGCTACAAAGACAAAACTCGGTTCCCCACTGGACCGTCGTGCAAGGAAGGTGACTTTGTCATCGTCCGCCCCAATTCAGGCACCCGCCTGAAGATTCATGGCCGAGAGTTCCGCATCATCAATGATGAGTCGGTCGAAGCCGTTGTAGAAGACCCGCGTGGAATTACCCGCGCTGCGTAAGGAGTGACAGATGGCAACGCAACAATTTGACGAGTTTGAGTTCCCCGATGAGGCGGAACGGAAACCAAAATTTAAGGCTGATAAGGCCGATGAGTCTGGGATGAAGATTGAGATTGAGGACGATACTCCTCCGGCTGACCGTGGGCGTAAACCCATGAAAGAGCCCGTTGAGGAGCCAACTGAAGATGAGTTGGCGTCTTACGATGAGAAAGTCCAGTCCCGAATCAAGAAGTTCACCCGTGGGTACCACGATGAGCGTCGGGCCAAAGAGGAAGCCCTACGGGAGCGTGAGGCTGCGGAGCAGTTTGCCAAGCAGGTGTATGAAGAAAACAAACGCCTGAAGGAGCAGCTTTCCACCGGGAGCAAGGCGTATATTGAGACCTCCAAAGGTGCCGCACAAGTGGAACTTGAGTCGGCCAAGGATAAGTACCGCAAGGCGTATGAGGCTGGCGATGCTGACGCAATCGTCACGGCTCAAGAGGCAATTGCCAAAGCCACCGTGAAGTTGGACAAGGCCGAGACGCTCAAACCGATTGAGATTGAGGATAAGGAGGAGTTCAAGCCCGCCAAGGCAGAACCTCCTGCTCAGAAAGTCAGCCCTCGGACCCAACGGTGGGTGGAGACCAATAGTGATTGGTTTGGCGCTGATGAAGAAATGACACTGGCTGCAATGGGTATTGACAAGAAGTTGCAGCGAGAGTATGGTGTGGAATATGTAGGTACGGAAGAGTACTTTAAGACCGTTGACCGTACCATGCGCAAAAGATTTCCTGAGTACTTTGAAACTCAGAGCCAAGAGGAAGATGACCCGCCTCCGCAAAAAAGGTCAGCCCCGGTACAGGAGGACGATGATGAACCTCCGCGCCGTGCTTCAAAACCCGCGACTGTGGTGGCCCCGGCCTCCCGCAGTTCATCGCCTAGTCGTGTTCGACTGAAGGCATCCGAAGCGAACATAGCTCGTCGCCTTGGGGTTCCTTTGGAACAGTACGCTAAACAGGTTGCTTTACTTAATAGAGGTGAATGATGGAACAGCAAGACCAAGCAGCGGCTCAAACCCGCCAAAATCGTTTGTCCCGTGCAATGGAGACCCGTACGGCCACTATGCGCCCTCAGGCGTGGCGTGCCCCGGAAATCCTTCCCCATCCGGATGATCGTCCGGGCTGGAAGCATCGGTACATTCGGTTGAGTACCTTGGGTACTGCCGATCCCGGCAATATCTCTAGTAAGTTGCGAGAGGGATATGAACCCTGCAAAGCAGAGGACTATCCTGAACTCATGATGCACGCCGCTACTGAGGGCCGCTTCAAAGGCGGTATCGAAGTGGGTGGTTTGTTGCTCTGCCGTATTCCAACTGAGTTTCTGGAGCAGCGTATGCAACATTACGAACGCCAGAACAAAGCCCAGATTGATTCGGTGGACAACAGTTTCCTTCGTGAAAATGATCCTCGGATGCAGAAATTCACTGAACGAAGCTCCAAGGTCACTTTCGGTTCTGGTTCTTAAATTTAGGAGTCTTAAATGGCTTATCCCACCGTTGACAAGCCGTATGGCTTGAAGCCGATCAATTTGATCGGTGGTCAGGTGTTCGCCGGACAAACTCGCCAGTATCAGATCGACCCCGCTGGGTTCGCTGGTAACATCTTTTATGGAGATGTGGTGAAGATTGTTTCGACGGGCTACATCGAGAAAGACCTTGGCGAAGCAACCGCTACGCCTGTTGGTATCTTTCAGGGCTGCTCTTACGTTAACGCGCAAGGTCAGACCATCTTTGCTCAGTACTACCCCACCGGGTACGCTGCGCCCACCGGCACCTACATCACTGCATACGTGCAGGATGACCCGGATGTCCTGTTCAAGGCCGTTTTGGTTGCTGGTCAAACCGAAGGTGGCAACGGCTTGACGCCGACCTACCTGAGCCGTAGTGTGATTGGCACGAACGCTGAACTGGTGCAAAACGCTGGCTTGACCTCTACCGGCGACAGCCGTATTGGTCTGTATGCCACGACCAGCGCCACGACCGCATCGTTGCCCATTCGCATCATCGACGTTGTGCCCGACACCGCAAACTCGTCTGGCAACTTCGTCGAGGTGATTTGCAAGTTCAATGCACCGTATGTTGTGTCTACCTCCACCTCCAGTGGCGGCATCACCACGACTACGACCAGCGTTGTGACCGGCGGTCATCAGTACCTCAACCCCGTTGGCGTCTAATCGAAGGAGTAATTAATCATGGCTATTTCACGCGCACAACTGCTGAAAGAGCTGCTCCCCGGTCTGAACGCCCTGTTCGGTATGGAGTACGCTCGCTACGGCGAAGAGCACAAGGAAATCTACGAAACCGAGACTTCTGAGCGTTCGTTTGAAGAGGAAACCAAGCTGTCTGGCTTCTCCGCCGCTCCGGTGAAGAACGAGGGCAGTGCGATTGCCTATGACAACGCGCAAGAGGCTTGGAGCACCCGCTATACGCACGAAACCATTGCCCTGGGTTTCTCGATCACCGAAGAGGCGATTGAGGACAACCTGTACGACAGCCTGTCTGCTCGTTACACCAAGGCTCTGGCCCGCGCTATGGCGTATACCAAGCAAGTCAAGGCTGCTGCTGTGCTGAACAACGGCTTCTCCAACACCTACCCCGGTGGTGATGGCGTTTCCCTGTTCAATGCAAATCACCCGCTGGTTTCCGGTGGTGTGAACAGCAACACTCCCGGCACCCAAGTTGACCTGAACGAGACTTCCCTGGAAGCCGCCGTTATTCAGATCGCCGCTTGGACCGACGAGCGTGGCCTGCTGATCGCTGCCAAACCCAAGAAGATGATTGTTCCCCCGGCCCTGATGTTCACCGCCAAGCGCCTGCTTGACACCGAACTGCGGGTTGCAACTGCTGATAACGATATCAACGCTATCAAGCAGATGGGCGCAATCCCTGAGGGTTACACGGTCAACCACTTCCTGACTGACCCGAACGCTTGGTTCCTGACCACCGACGTTCCCAACGGCATGAAGCACTTCGTGCGGACCCCGTTGCAGAACTCGATGGACGGTGACTTTGACACCGGCAACGTCCGTTACAAGGCCCGCGAGCGTTATTCGTTCGGCTGGTCTGACCCGCTGGGTATGTGGGGTTCGTCGGGCTCGACCTGATGAAAACCTAGGAAAGGGGCCTTGTGCCCCTTTTCTTTTTCCTGTATATTGGTTACATCCCGGGGTCCCCGGCGTTTCTGACAGTCCCGGCTGACGACATGCAGACAGAGCGCCCTTAATTAACTCGCATGTGAGGATCAAATGGCTAACACCACCTTCAACGGCCCAGTTCGATCACAGAACGGCTTCCAGACTGTCTCCATCAACGCAACCACCGGCGTTGTTACTACCGCCCCTGTTTCTATGGGCGTTTCTGGGATTGTTGCCACCCCGGTTGCTCTGGCTGACGCCAGCGCCACTTTGACCGCCGCAGCCAACGCTGGTGGCATGGTCAATATCGTCCCTAACGGTACGCAGGACAACACCTACACGCTGCCTGCGCCTGTTGCTGGCACTTCGTTTGTGTTTGTGTACGGCGGCGGCGCAGCAGATGCAACCGACTTCATCATCAACACGGGTTCTGACACCAACTACTTCATTGGCGGTGTAGCGTTCCATGACACCGATGATGGCGCAGCTTCTGTTGTGTTCTCTGACGGCAACTCCAATTCCAAACTGCAAGTGAATGTACCTGCTGCTGCCCAAATTACCGTGATTGCCAAAGACGCCACAAACTGGCAAGTGTTTGGCACGGTGGTTGGCGCAACCGCCCCTACGTTCGCTGACCAGTAATAGGAGGCCGACATGGCCATGCAATATGACGTTAAAGCCGCGCACATAAATGTGAGCGGCACGATGGTTGGCTATCGGACGCGAGTCAAGGGGCTGGTCATCACGGCAACTGCGACCGCAGGGTATATGTACTTGTGGGACTCCACCACTGCCCCTGTGGCCGCAACTTACGGACGCAATTCTGCTGGTCTGGTCACTGTGACACAGGTTGCTCACGGCTTGCAGACTGGTCAAGTTGTGGGCTTGGTGTTTGGTGCAGGTACGGGTGGGCAAGCTACGACTGGCAACTACGCCATTACGCGGTTGACCGCCGACACCTATACCGTGCAAGACCTGAACGCTGGCGCAATCACTGCTGGTGCTGCGGCTTTGCAGAATACTAGCTGGATGATTTCGGTTGACATCGGTGCTGGCGAATCCGCTGCAACGCCTATTCCGGGAGAAGGCATATTGGCGCAAAACGGCGTCTATGCATCCATTTCCAACTTGTCTGGCGTAACGATTTTTCATGGCTAAGACCGCAGCATGGACCCGCAAGGAAGGCAAGAACCCCAAGGGCGGACTCAACGCCAAGGGGCGAGCCTCCTACAACAAAGCCAATCCGGGCAAGCCGGGGCTCAAGCCTCCGCAGCCCGAGGGCGGCTCACGCCGAGACTCTTTCTGCGCCCGTATGGAAGGCATGAAGAAGAAGTTGACCGGCGAGAAGGCCAAGAAGGACCCAAACAGCCGTATCAACAAAAGCCTGAGGGCGTGGAACTGCTGATATGGACGTAACGCTGTGGAACGCCGCGCTCTCCCTTGTCTCCGCCCTGATTCTGTTCTGGGTGAAGATGTCCACGGACGAGATGAAGCGCATTCAGATTCTTCTCAACCGCACTCGGGAAGAGATTGCGAAAGAGTATGTCACCAAGGCAGAGGTGCATACGGACATTAATCGCGTCTTGGATCGGCTGGATCGGCTTGAGAAGAAGATTGATGATTTCATGAAGGAGCAGCGCAGTGCCCTCGGTTAGCAAGAAACAGCACAACTTGATGGCGATGGTGGCCAACAGCCCCGCCGCTGCCAAGCGCGTAGGAATCCCACAGTCTGTCGGCAAAGAGTTCATGCAGGCAGACAAGGGTAAGCGGTTTGGGTCTGGGAGCCGTGCAAATGTGCAGGCCATCAACAAGCCCAAAACCAATCAAGGCAAGCAGGAATTTTTTGCAAGAGGTGGTGACATGAAAGAATCGAAAGAGATGATGAAAAAGGAAGTGTCCTTCATGAAGAAGAAGGGCGCACCCAAGTCCATGATCAAGCATGAGATGAAAGAGGCCGGTATGAAGAAGATGGCTAATGGTGGCATCACTACCGCCAAAATGGGCACCGTCCGCACTGCCGCTCCCAGCAAAGATGGCGTTGCAACGAAGGGCAAGACCAAAGGTATGCAGGTCAAGATGGGTGCATCCAAGCCGCTGGGTATGAAAAAGGGCGGCTACGCCTGCTGATAGGAGGCCGACATGGCTCGACGTTCTCGTTCCTCACGTTCACGTGATTTAGCTGGCCTTGCTGCGCTGGGCGCGTTGGGCTATACCTTCTTTGGCCCGGGGCGTGAGCGCAAGTCCTATGAGGTCCCGGCAAGTCAAGTTCCTGTGGACTATCTCGGGACTGACCGCCCGCCGTCCGTTCGCGGAGATATGAGTCCAGCGGATTTGTATGCGGATGCTGCCGCAAGGTTGACTTTTGATGATAATCGGGAACCCGGTGGTTCTACGTTTCGTCCCCCCGCCGCTGTCGCCCCCGCCCCCGCTGCCCCTGCCCCTGCCGCTCCCGCCGCCTCTGTCGCTCGCAGCATTACCGCCGCTGCCCCCGCCGCCGCTCGTAGTACTGGCTCTGGTTCTGGCTATTTGGACCTTGGTGGCTACAACGATATGGCGCAGGTGGATATGCCTCGTGGGTATGACCCTCGGCTGGCCAATCTGTCGTCCGCAGCGGTCGGCGCAAATGAGGCTTCGGCCATCCGTAACGCAGCCAACGCTGAAATGCCCCTTAGGCGGCAACTTACACAAACGACTCTTGGCGCGCCTACGGCTCGGGCCGCTGGCGCTCCCAGCATTTACGCTGGGCCTGCGGCGTTTCAGGCATACCGTCAACGACAGGCGGCAGAAGCCGCAGCAGCCGCTACACCTCCAGCCCCCCGAGGCAGTGCCCGTAATATCGTGCAACAGATGCGCGAAAAGGATAAGGCTGTCTTGGCTGCTGTCCGTAGGCGGCAGGAACAGGAGGCGGCAGCGGCAGCGCAGAACCGCGCAGCGGCGGAACAACGCCGTATTGATGCAGAGTTGAGCCTTGACCCAATGGAGCGTTTGTCGCGGGGGTACAAAAAAGGCGGCGCAGTCAAAGCCAAGCCGAAAAAGATGGCTTCTGGTGGTGTGTCTTCCGCCTCCAAACGCGCCGATGGCATCGCCTCCAAAGGCAAAACAAAGTGCAAGATGTACTAAGGTGACACCATGTCGGACAAATCCAAAAAGCCCAAACAGACCCTGACCCCCGCTGAACAGCAGATGATTCAGGAGGAGAAGGATAAACAGATGGCTCCCAAGCTGGAGAGCGCTTATATGGGCTCTCTTACCAGCACCACGCCTCCTCCCCCTCCTCCCCCTTCCACGCAGAGGCGGGCCAAGGGTGGCGTCACTCGCGCCGATGGTTGCATTACCAAGGGCCACACCCGTGGCAAGATGGTGTAATCATGATGGCCAGCCGTGGCATGGGGGCCATCAACCCCAGCAAAATGCCCGGGCCGAAACGCAAGGCCCGTAGGGACGACACGGACTTTGATCAGTACGCGGCTGGCGGTCAGACCAAATCCAAGGTCAATCAGGCTGGTGTCTACACCAAACCGGGCATGCGCAAGTCGCTGTTTGAGTCGATCAAGTCCCGTGCGGTTCAGGGCACAGGTGCAGGCCAATGGTCAGCCCGCAAGGCACAGCTTCTAGCCAAGCAGTACAAGGCCCGTGGGGGTGGGTACAAGTGAAAGACCCGCAGCAATCGCTCAAGGACTGGGGCGCGCAAAAGTGGCGCACCAAGTCCGGCAAACCGTCTTCCAAGACGGGGGAGCGATATTTGCCTGAGAACGCCATCAAGGCGTTGACCCCCGCTGAGTATGCTGCCACAACCCGTGCCAAGCGGGCGGGCAAAAAGGCTGGAAAACAATTTGTTAAGCAACCACCCAAGGTGGCGGCGAAGACGGCGAGGTATAGGTAATGGCCACCACATCCGGCGCAAGCAGTTTTAACCTTGACCTGACTGAACTGGTCGAGGAAGCGTTTGAACGTGCCGGTTCAGAGTTGCGCACGGGCTATGATCTTAAGACTGCCCGTCGTTCGCTCAACATCATGTTTGCCGACTGGGCCAACCGGGGCATCAACCTCTGGACCATTGAGCAGGGCACGATTGACCTTGTGCAGGGTCAGAACACCTATGCCTTGCCGACCGACACGATTGATCTTCTGGAGCATGTGATCCGCACCGGGGCCAACGTGGCTGCGACTCAGGCAGACCTGACCATCACTCGGATCAGTGTCTCCACATACGCCACCTTGCCAAACAAGCTCCAGCAGGCCCGCCCAATCCAAGTCTGGGTTCAGCGGTACAACGGCCAGCAAAGCCCAACTGGCTTGTCCATCAGTCAAGTGGGTGGCATCAGCGCCACCGTCACCCAGATTACCCTCAACTCCGTGGTGGGCCTGCCTGCCACTGGGTTCATCAAGATTGACTCTGAGATCATCAACTACGGGTATATCTCAGGCAATACCCTATACAACTGCTTCCGGGGTCAGGCTGACACCACAGCCGCATCCCACACCAATGGATCAACGGTCTACTGGCAGCAGCTTCCAGCCATTACTG